TCGCGGTAAGGTGCTTGTTGACGCAACCTACCTAGATATGAACAGCAAGAAGATCCAGAATCTTTTGGATCCAGCATCGGCTCAGGATGCTTCGACCAAGGCATACGTCGACAGCTCCGTGTCTACCAAGGCATCGAGCGCGTCGGTCACCGCTCTGACGACTCGCGTTTCTACCGTTGAGGCTCTTAAGGTTCAGATTCAAGCGTATGAGAAGTTCACGCTTGGAGCTGGTGACCTTTCCTCGATTACTGTCTCGGCAGCAATCAAGGGAACTCCATGGGTGATGCGCGAAGGGATCATGGGCAGACCCGGCACCGACTTCACTTTCAGTGGGTCCACCATTACCTTTGTCGGTCAATGGATTCACCCGAGCGGAGTTAGCTCGGTCGAAGAAGGCGACGAAATCTTTGTGTTCTACATGAAGGAAGTAAGCGCGTTCTAAAAAGTGAATTGGTCGGGATTCTTCTTCTCGCGTTGCTCTGCGGCATGAGGTAGAAGGCTCGGACAATCAGCATTGTCCTCCAATTCAATGCGAGCGGGGGAGTGATCCGAAAGGGTTGCTCCCCCGTTTCTTTTTGCTTGCGCGAAGGCCGTGTCCGACTGATTCTCTAGGACATGATCGTTCATTGCCCACATGACAGGCTCGTGCCCGTTAAGGAATTAAAGGCTCACCCACAGAACCGAAACCAGCATCCCAAGGACCAGATCGAGAGGCTTGCCAAGATCCTCGACTATCAGGGTTGGAGATACCCGATCAAGGTCAGCAAGCAATCCGGGTTCATTACTTCGGGCCACGGTAGGCTGGAGGCTGCGAAGCAACTCAAGCTCAAGGAAGTGCCGGTCAGCTTTCAAGACTATACGGACGAGGCTCAGGAATACGCCGACCTACAGGCAGACAACGCCATCGCCTCGTGGAGCGAGCTGGACCTGAGCGCCATCAACACGGACATCGGAGACCTTGGGCCTGACTTCGATATTGACCTTCTCGGGATCAAGGATTTCGTGATTGAGCCAGCGGACAAGTTAGAGCCTCAGTGCGACGAGGACGAGGTTCCCGAAGCACTTCCGGAGCCTAAGGTCGTGCGGGGAGAAGTCTACATCCTTGGGAATCATCGACTGATGTGCGGCGACTCGACTGCGATCACGGATGTTGAACGGCTGATGGATGGGAAGAAGGCCTCGGTGTGGGCTTCTGATCCGCCGTATGGGATTAGTTATGTGGACGGAGTAGCGAACGAAAAAGGACAGGCAAAGGGTTATAAACCCATCGCAAATGACGAGCTTCAAGATGAGAAATTAAAAGAGTTTATTTACCAGTCGATAACGACAAGCTTGCCATTCATGAAAAAGGGGTTTGCCTTCTATATGTGGCACGCAATGAAAATGCAGGCATACTTTTCGCAGGCGGCGGCGGCGGCGGCGGGTATTCTTTTTCATCGACAGATTATATGGGTTAAGCCTCAGTTTGTTTTTGGTCGCGGTCAATATCACTGGCGTCACGAATTGTGTCTGATGGGATGGCTCCAAGGTAATGAGCCCCCATTCTATGGCGAAAGAAATCAAAGCACCGTTTGGGAGATTGGGCGAGAGAACGACAAAATTCACCCGACTCAAAAGCCGATTGCAATCTGGGAACCCAGCATTTTGAATCACACTAAGCCCGGAGAAATTGTTTATGAGCCTTTCGCCGGCAGCGGCAGCAATCTGATTGCCTGCGAAAAGAATTCGCGCGCCTGTTATGCAATGGAACTTGAGCCCGCCTATGTGGGCGTGATCCTCGACCGCTGGCAGAAATTTACCGGAAAGAAAGCGCATCGCGAGGACGGCAAGCTCTGGGATGAGATCAAGGTGCAGTGATGGCCAGACCCAAGAAGCAGATCGACCCGAAAATAGTGCAGGATCTCGCGGCCCTTGGCTGCAAGACCAATGAGATCGCAGTCACCCTTGGCTGTTCCACCGATACTCTCGAGCGGCGTTTTGCGGCAGAACTTTCAAAAGGACGAGAGAACCTGAGGATCTCGCTCAGGAGATGGCAGCTCGAGGCGGCAAAGAAGGGCAACGTCGCCATGCTGATCTGGCTTGGCAAGCAGATGCTAGGCCAGACGGAGAAGGTCGAACAGACGAGCGAGGTCAAGGCCCACGTCGAGGCGATTGAGTACGTCGCAAGCTGGGGTGGCACCAGCGAGCCCACGGGCCCGGGGCATGAAGGCTAGGCTTAGGCTTTACAACCCGCATCGGAAGCAACTGGAGTTTCACTCGAACCCAGCCCGCTATCGGGTGGCCTCATGGGGACGTCAGAGCGGGAAGTCTACGGCTTGCCTGAACGAGCTAGTACGAAGGGCATGGGAGAACCCGGGGACCAAGTACTGGTTCGTGAGCCCGACTTATCCTCAGGCCCGAATTCAGTATCGCCGGCTTGTAGGGATGCTCTGGTCCTGCCCCGAGGTCGTGCTCAAGAAGAACCAGACGGAGCTTCGGGTCAAGCTCGCGAACAATTCGGAAATCAGTTTCAGGTCGGGGGAGAATTTCGATAACCTCCGCGGGGAAACCCTGCACGGGGTCGTGGTGGATGAGGTGCGCGACCAGCACCCGGAGCTATGGCCTCAAGTTCTCCGCCCCATGCTTACGACCACGAAGGGATGGGCGGCCTTCGTTTCTACGCCTTCGGGCTTCGATCAGTTCTTTGATCTCGCGGAGCGGGCCAAGTTCGATTCGGACTGGTCGTTTATGTCTGCTCCGTCGACCTGTAACCCGTTGTTCACCTATGAGGAGTACGAAGCGGCCAAGCGTGAGCTATCCGAGGCCGAGTTTGCTCAGGAGATCAACGCCGAGTTCCGGGATCTCCACTCGGGCTCGGTCTACATATGTTACTCGGACGCCAACCTTAGGAACGACACGCCGTTCTCCCGGGAACCCGGTAAACTTTACACGCCTCACCTCCCGATCGTCATTGGCCTCGACTTCAACCTCTCGCCCATGGCTTGGGTTCTCGGGCAGGAGCGTTCTGGGGACTTCTACTTCTTTGACGAACTTTTCCTGAAGAAGTCACACACGCAGGAAGCGGCCCTAGAGTTAATCCAAAGGCTCAAACGCTTCGAGGTGTCCCTACCTACCCAAGTGATCCTGATCGGCGACGCCACGGGCAAGGCAGGGCAGCGTGCGGCCGCGGGGAAGTCCGACTATGCGATCCTGACCGAGATGCTGACCCATGCCGGCATCCGTTGGGAGAACCGAACCCCTGAGGCCAATCCCCAAGTCCGGGACCGAATCAACGTAGTCAACGCAAAGCTCAAGAGCGCGACCGGAACGCAGCACCTATGGCTGAACCCCCAGACCTGCCCGAACCTCAAGCGCGACCTTCAGCGCGTCGTCTGGAAGCAGGGGGCGACCTTTACGCTCGATCAGGGCACGAACCCCGACCTGACCCATATCTCCGACGCGATGGGTTACGCCGTCCACGGGATGAGCCGAATGTGGGAACCTTCGGCTGGAGGACTCCGTGTCATTCGCAGACAATAGCCTTGGCCCCGTAGCTCAGTGGCAGAGCACGGCGTATAGCAGGGACGCCTGCCGTCGTGGGCGCGGGGTTCGATTCCCCCCGGGGCCGCCTTTTATTGTTCGGGTCGGTTGCGCTATCGTAGCAACTACTCTAGGTTTGGGGGACTCGATGAAACGCAAGACACCTGCCCATCATGCTACCCGGTATCGCGCGTTCACTCACAACCGAGACTTGATGCTTGAGGCCCTTCACATCAAGGCCCATCAAATGATTAACGACATTCTCCGGGGCTGCTTCACGCACGTCATCGAGCGGATCGTTTTTCGCTACACCATGGCCCCGCCTCAGTCGATGCTTGCCGACCCAACCCGTTTCGCAAGTCTTGTCGACAACGACATTGCTCAGGAGTTTCTCCGCGCATCTAGAGAGGTGGCGGCCGTTCTTGCGAGGTTAAAGATTCATGCCTATACCGTGGCCTTGGTAGGCGAGGCTGAGGCGATCGGTCGAGCCGAAGATCAGGCAACCCTCTATTCGGTAGACCGAAAGGATATAGAAGAAAACGCCTTGTACGACTACGACGGCAAGCCGATCACCACGCGCATCGACTTCGCCTTCGACAAGCTACGGCGTAAAATCCTCAACGCGGTGCAGCTATCCCG